TCGCTTTATATTTAAATCCACACTGGTCACAAATGACATTGTTTTCTCCGGATTTATAATAATCACGCCCACTCATTGCTTAATCCCAAGGTCTTTCATAGATTTTTCCAATTTATTTTTATCAATAGGAATATTTTTTTTAAATCTACTTGGGAGATATGGTTTTAGTACTTCTGCATCTTTAGGTGAAAAAATACCATCTGCCCTATCTTGTTCAGTTGAACCAGGAGCACCCATAACTTCCCACTTAGCTCTACTAGAACTAGCCATCTACTCTAAACCAGCATCCTGCATTGCCCTTTTCATACGAGCTTTTCTATCAAGCATGGTCTCAACTGCTTTTTTAGCAGTCCCAGTTCCAAGAGGAGCTTCTTCAGGTGCAATTTTTGGAACTTTTGGTTTCATTTCTGCTTCAGCAGCAGCAGCGTTTTCATTCCTGGTTGCTATCATTTCTTCCCACTTACTACGACTCGAGCTTCCCATTATTTAATTCCATCCTCTTTTAGTTCCAATGTTAGACCTGTTTTATAAGTTACCGCCTAGTTTTATTTACAACAATACAATATTTATTCCTTTTGAGAATGAAATCGTATATATCCAAGACTAGGCGGCATTCTTATTTCTCCTATTAAGCAGCAGGAATAGCTACAGTAATAGCATTCAGTACTTCGGTTTCAGCTTCGTCACTAGACCAGTTGCCACCCCATTCATCATTAGTACCAGCTACATAATGATTAGAAGCAGTGGAGTAATCACCATGTAAATAATTACCAGTAACTACATTGGAACCTGTACCACCAGTTAAATTAACTGAAGTAGTTGTCCATAGACCAAAGTGATTACCAAGAATCATTGCATTATAACCACCAAGAGTTACATGATTAGTATTTGATTGGAAACGATTGCCGATAAGTTCCATACGGAATTGCAAACCAGCACTATGTTCACCAATAGCAGTAGCACACCCCTGGAAATCATTATCATGGATATAAGCATTGTTTACAATTTCAGTATATGAAGTTGAACCAAACTTGATACCAGTATCAGTTGAAGCAACACCAGCAAAACGGCAACCAGTAACTTCCACATGTGAAGCATCACGCTCATCATCACCAGATTCAGCATTACGAACTAGTTCAATTGAGGCGCAACCAGCACTACCAGCCCACAAGATATTAACAAAGCGCCAACCTTGTTGTAGTACACGGCATAATGCTTGAGCAGCAACCGGAGATGCAGGAGCAGCCCAAGTAGCGGCAGCATAGTTACCACTAGTAGGAGTAGCATCAGCATGGCGTGGACGATTACCACAACCCACAACAGTCACATCAAATACTTCTACTGGAGTAACTAATTGCTCAGTTACCTTGCCTACAAAGTAAACAATGTCACCAGAAGCGACATGATTAAAAGCATTTTGCATTGTAGAAAAAGCAGTCTTTGGGGACTTACCATTTCCGTTACCACCATAAGCAGTATCTACAAACCATGCACGACCCTTTGTTGGGGTCGAAAAAATCTTATTAGTTAAAAGTGAATTACCAACAGGCATCCCACCATATTGAAACAAACCATCAGCTACAGTTGTCATTCTTAATTCTCCTTGTATCTCTTCTCGGTAGGAGTAAACCAGCAGCTTGACTAGAGCCTTGAAGAGACTGTTAAAAGATTAGCTACCTAATGGAAGCCTCTCTTAGTCTTTTTAAAACCTGCAATGCGTTTCTTACGAAAGCCAACAACGCGCCGCTTTTTAAATTGTGGCATTCTAGCCATGTTAAACAAACCTTAGCATTTAATACTTTTTTTGTTTCTTTTTAGTTTTTGAAACAGGAGAACCCCGTTTCTTTTTTTGTAATCCACCAGCCATATTAAATCTCCTCTAATATTCTTATATCTGATTCTGATTTATTAATAGTATTAGCAGAAACATAACCAAGAGAATCTTTACCAATTTTTCCAAGTATCTTTAATTCTTTTAACCTATAATAAAAGTTTTCCTGGGTTTGATAATCATCAGATGTCATATTACGCCAATGTTTTTTTGTGGTGCTTTGAAATAAAATTGCAGCTTCAGCTTGGTCTTTCTTTACCCGTAAAAATGGGAGAAGTTCTTCAAGAAGATGTGCTGCTTTTCTTCCTGAGATTTGCCATTTATAGGTATTACTTCTGTTTTCTTTTTTGGTTGGGGCATCCATTGTTGCTCCTTCTCCTGTAATTTTCATACATTCGAAAGCCATAATTCTATCAGTACTCTGTACAGACATCCTTAAAATATAATTAAACATTCTATCTCTATCTTTACGAGACTGCTTCATTACAAAGATACTTCCCTCACCATCAATAATACCAGCTAGCCAAGCTAAATCTACAATATTTTTACTCTTCATTTCATTATATCCTCTACTCTAGTTCAAGGTAATTACTATTGTTTGGAGTGACTATCCCCCAGTGCTACCGAACACGGCACGCGGGTCTGTCCAGCCAAAAGCATAACGCTCATAGCCAACAGCCAATGCATTCTTGGTACTGAAGTCATTGTCTTGTGAGAATGAAACTGCCTCACGTTGCCAGAACTTCATACCATTAGGACAATTGGTACGGATAAACCATGCATTAGCATCGGTGAAATAATGATTCATCTTAATGCCCATTGGCAACGCATTTGTCGCCTTGATAACATTAATATCATTGTTTGCAGTACCAGTTTGATATACAGAACCTAAAATACGGTTTGCATTAAACCAATTGGCAGTTGCAATATGAAGTGACTTAGGCATCAAATTAATCATTAATCCTTGGTCATCAACAGCATTCGTAATTTGGATAATTAAATCCTCAAGCGAAGCTTCTGACAAATCAGCATCAACTGCCAACTTATTAGACCAAGTACCACCTGAAGTATTTGGATGTGCAGTACTTAACAGAGCAACTCCATCACCCCCAAGATAAGAAGCATTGGTAGCACGATTGTAAACATTCGCACCAACACGTTCCTTGGTTTGATTGAAGCCACGTGCCAATGATGGCGCACGACTAGCTGCCACTTGCATATACATATCATCTTTCAGCTCTTCGTGAGTTACTGCATAACCCAAGGCATAAGCCACAGGAGTATAGCGAGTAATGAACCCTTGAACTTCAGAGGTATACTGAATACCAGCACCTTGTGCCTTGACAGGAACAAGACCAAAACCTACATTTTGTACATCTTCTGCATAATTTAAGGTTTGTGGATTATAATCATCAAATAAATCAACATACTCTTTTTGATGGTCATTATACTCCTTACCCCAGATTGCAGTTACACCAGGCCAAAGGAACTTGGGATGGTTACTTGTTGCGATTACCCCAGCCATTTTATTTCTCCTTATAGACCTGTGAAGTTAGTACCAGTTGCAACACCAAACTCATGACTATTAAAACGACATAGCATACGAGCATAAGCACCAAATGTATTATCTTGGTATTGGGCAAGCCCCAATAGTTGAATTGGTAAAGTGTTAGTAGTAGCTACAGTTGCACTGGAAAGTACCACATTTGACAATGGTGCCGTTTGAGACAATGTACCTTGGGAAATATCATAGGTAACATCTGAACCAGTATTGCTGCAAATACCACAATTATAACGCGCTTTTGCCTGAGTGAAATTGGTTGCAGTTGTACCAGCACTAGCTTCAAAAACTAGATTCGGGTCATCTGCTACAAGTACATACTTTACTACGGTACGAGTACCATCAGGAATATAAAGTTGAGACAAATCAAGATTTGACCCAACTAGAGAGAGACCAGCTTCTACAGGTAGAACACCAACAACAACGCCCAATGCTACAAAGTTAGAGGCGTTAGCCACCGGAATCTTTTTAACATATGGAACACCATTATCATCAGAACTACCAGCCGACATCACAACATCACCGATAGCATAACTAGCAGTGGTATCAGATGTTGGAACTGCATACTTATTAGCAGCACCATTGTAAGGTGCGCCGCTAAGGTAGCGAACTGGGCTTAGACCGTTTATACGGGCTGTGTTAGCCATTTTAAAATCCTTTTTGGTTGCCCGTTAAATTTTTGAAACTTAACAGGTAGTTAAGATGGATTATAAGATATGCCGCCTTTTGGCACATATCGCCCA